ATGTAACCTCTGCTAACTCTAATCTATCTACCTCTATTGAACTACAAGCAATTGATTCTTGTATTGTTTCAAATATAGGTGCATTAACTACTGAAGTTAATATTACTGCCATGGCACTTGGCAGTTCTTCTACTCTTGCTGATCTAACGACAAGTATAGAAACACAGGCAGTTATATATGGTTCTACAGAGAGTCAAGGGAATCTATCTACCTCTATTAAGTTGCAAGCAACAGATTCTTGTATTGTATCTAATGCTGCTCAGTTAAATACAGGCGTTGTTTTACTTGCCTCTATTATAAGTGAATCAACTACCACAGCAAATCTATTTACTGAAATATATGCAATTGCTCAGGGTAATGGTGAATCAAATACCTCAGCAAATCTATTTACTGAAATATATGTAAATGCTGAAGTAATTACAGATTGCCAAGTATTAGCAGATCTAACTGCCTATGTTCCATTAGATTCTTCGGTATTCTCTGAAGTATCTGCTCTAGCAACTACTCTGGATACAAATATTACTGCATCTAGTAATATCGTAGTTGAAGTAAACAGTGCAGCAGATCTATTTACCTCTATTGAATTAGCCTCAATTGATTCTTGTATTGTATCTAATGTTGCTCAATTAAATACAGGCATTGTGCTATTGGCTAATGCCCTAGTGGAAGTTAATGTATATCCAAATCTATTCACGGAAATAACATTAACTTCCTCTACGCTACTTGTTAATACAATATCCTTTGGTATTATAACAACTTCTATTGAATTAGCGTGCCAAATTGCATCGAATAATTCGTGTAATATACAATCTGCTGATTTGCTTGTTAGAAGGGTTAATAGATTATATAAATTATTGATTACTCATAATTCTAATGATAATCTAGTGCAAGTAATTGATCATAATGTATTACCGCTTGTGACAAGTTCTCTTAATTCTATTAGTATTAATGAAGTTGAAATATTAATACATGTTAATCATAATGATATTATAATAACTAATCCAGATAATGTTCTAATGATAACCAATAATTCTAATGATAATCTAATAACAATATAAAGGTATTAAAATGCAAATCTATTCTCCTACTCTTAAAGGTCCTCTTAAAATATCTGGCTTTATTGATCCGGATGATGTTACTACGGTAAAAGTCTATTGGAATGCGCCTGTGTTCTCTACTCTTACTGTCTATAGATCTGGTGATGTTACTCGTCCTAGTAATGATAATGGCTACTACTACCAATGCTCTATTAATGGAATCTCTGGTTCTAGTCAACCCTTATGGGGTCCAGAGGAAACTGTCTCTGGATCTGCTACCTTTAATGCTGTTCCATGGAATCTCTGGTTGCTTCCAAATGAATCTATCGCTAATTCTTTCTGGACTTGTAGTAATAATGATATTACTCTAGTGGATAGTGCTGATCAATATAAATCTTCGGTTACTATATCTACCATTCCTCCAAATCTTACTGAATTTACTCTTACTAACCAAGTTATGAAAGATAATGATGAAACTCTGTCAAGAAGCTTTCTCTATAAAATAAATCAGCAGTAATGCCTACAAGTAATGCCTACACAGTAATTCTATTAATCTATAACTCGCCCTAAAATGGGGCGATCGCCCTATAATAGAGCGAATAATATTATAATTTATTCATATATTTGGGTAGTTCGCCCTATTATGAAGCGAATATAAATATTGGCGTTTTCTTAGGCGCAATAGAATAATTTATTAAAATGATTTAGTAGGTATTTGAAATTCTTTAGAGTCTTCGATGGTCTTCGATGGTCTTCGATTAGAATAATAGGGGAATATTATGAGGTATTACTGAAGTTATCTGATGAATACTGATGGTATTTGGTGTCCTGTTGAAAGGTCTTTTTTGACTTAGACTACTTAGTAATTCTCATAATTTGGAATTTCCGACAGAGTCAGATATCCGAAGACACATCAAATCATTATCTCATTATCTCATTATCGGAATAGACAGACTCCGAAGACAGAAGAATCAATTTCCGAGGAATCGATTAAATTCAATTTCCGATAAGAGCAACAACAAAGGCAAGAGCACCGATCCAAATAACTGCATAGGCAGCAAGACCTAGGAAGATAATAGAGATAAGGAAGGATAGAGCATTAGATTGATTATTAGCAAGGATCAGAATAATAATTATCAGGAGAAAGATTTCCATATAGATTTATTGTTATAGATTAGGATTAGTTTATTATACTATATGGAATTCGATTCGTCAAGCATTATTTTATATTTGTTTAGATGTTTTCTTGTTACTCTCACTGAGATCCAATTGTTGTAATAACTGGAATCTATTAATACATTATTAGTGAACTGCATTTGAGCTTCCACGTAAGAAAGGGAAGACTTACTGTAACAAATTTCTATTATCTCTTTTTTTAATTCTGGGTTATTTGTTTTTATATCATTTAAAAGGTCTTCGTTAGATCCATTATAAGTTTGCCAATCAGATTCAACTTTTACTTTTTTCTTTTTTAGATTTTTCTGAATGGTTTTACTGAAGTGGAATATTTTTTTACCAATATATTTTTTATCATTTTGAGTGTTGGTTATTAAGTAAACAAACCCAATTGCTTTTTCTGGGATTTCAGTAAACGATTCATTATTATAGAGCCACATCAAGTTTTACCTATTTTCAAGTTAAGATAACTTTACTTAGGGTTACTCTTCATCTTCTATTTCAGTTTCTTCATCTTCTATTTCAGTTTCTATTTCAGATCCACAAACGATACAATATTTAATATCATCGGATAAACATCCTTGTTGATACTCAATCTGATACTCGGAATCGCATTCAAAGCACGTAATTTTTAATTTCATAGACTTCCTTGTCCTCTTTTTATTTATGTTTAAAATCTGTTTGGTACCATCCATTACCTTTCAGAGCAAAATTTGATTTAGCAATTAACCTTTTAGGCGCTTCAGCTGCACAGTATTTACATTTCTCTGGATCGGATTGGTCTTTTCGTAATTCTTCCCAAACCTCTTTACAGTTTGGGCATTCGTAATCTCTTAATGGCATAATATAATCCTATTATCAACAGTAAACTATAATAAAAAATAGTTGTTGTGAAAATTACTGGGATTAAAAATAACCCCAGTATCCAAATAAAATTTAATTTCTTTACTCTATTTAGCATTTAACCTTAACTGCATTGGCAGTATTTTTTAGCAGGTGGAGCTGATATCCAGTCATAATTTGATACAGTAAACGTGTTATCAGCCATTGTTCCGCCAAATGAAATTTGATCATCTTTTAGTGGTAAAACTGCACCAACTGGAGGCGGATCATATTCAAATTGTGGTTTAGCGTTAAAAATTTTACCCATTTCTTGATACAATTCTTTTGCATCATCATACGAAAAAACGTATTCTTTACCTTTAATATCAAATACTAATTTAGTTATTTTAGCCATAATAATTTCTCCTTAACCGTGACATGCCAAACAAGCTTCTTTAGTAACATTAACTCCATTTTCAGATCTAACATAATATAATGATTTAATCCATGGATCTTTAAATGCCAATTTATGAACTTCGCTAATATATTCTTCATCTTCATCAGCTGAAAAGAAAAAATTAATGCTTTGAGCTTGATCAATATAACGTTGACGAGCTGATGCTAATCTAACAATTTGTTTTTGATCAATCTCAAAAGCTGTTTTAAATACTGCTTTTTCATTATCATCTAACCAAGTAACATGTTGTACTGAACCGTTATTACTTATAATGTCTTTAACCACTGCATCTGTATAAACGCCTTTGTTTTTCATCACTGTTAATAATGATGGATTAACGCGATCCATTTTACCAGCAGAGGTATTTTGAACATAAGCATTTTTATAAATTGGTTCGATTCCCTGACTAACAGAACCACAGATTAAAGCTGAACTAAGATTTGGAGCAATAGCAACTCGATGAGTATTTCTTACACCATAACCTACACACCATTCCGGTTCACCCCAATTTTCTGCCATCCATTTAGATGCTCGTAATGATTCTTCATCTAAATGTTTAAAGATCTCAGTATTTTTATAATAAGCGTCCATTGATTCAAATGGAATATTATGGTCTTGTAAATATGTATGGAACCCAAGCATACCCAAACCAAGAGCTCTAGATGCTGTAGCAAAAGCAACAACTTTTTCCATTCCAGGTTGAGTTTTACCGATTTCAATTAAATCTTGATTAACACAATCTAGGAATACTGTTGCATTAAATACTGCGTCAGTATCTTTCCACTCATCATAAAGTGAAGCATTCATCGAGGATAAAACGCAGCTAAATGTATAATCTTCGCTGGAGTGTAAAGCGATCTCCGTACAGAGATTAGATGCATTTACTCTTAATCCTTTATCTTTATACATTTGAGGACTAAGATTATTAACTCGATCAACAAAAAAGAAATATCCTTTTCCAGTAATCATTTTAGTTTTTAATGCTAATTGATAACGTAATGTGGCTTCATTATCATTGGTATCCAATCGAGCAATAAATTCATCAGTAACAACCCATCCAAGATTTGCATCATCGGGATTTTTGCTAATAAAATTTACAATCTCATAAAAATCTGGATGATCAATTTCAATATATCCAGCCCAAGCTCCACGTCTTTGACTTCCTTGAGAAATATCTCTGGACATTTGAATAAAATCTTTAAAGACTGGGAGAACGCCTGAAGCTCCTCCTTTAACGCCCTTGATAGGAGCTCCACGGTGTCTAATCTTTCCTAGGTAGCCACTAGTACCGAAACCATTTTTACTTAATACAGCAGCCTCTTGTTGAGCTCCATAGAATCCAAAAACTGAGTCTGGAACTTCTCCTCCACTACAACTAACAGGACAACCAAATCCAGTTCCCATATTAGATAAAACTGGAGTAGAAGCAGCCAACCAACCATTCCATAATAATTCAAAAAATTTAGGTTGCCACTCATCAGGATTTGGAGTATATTTTGCTGCATGTTTAGTTATTCGATTATAAACTGATTTTAAATCTGGACACTCAGCAGAAAGGTTTTTCTCTTTAAGCATTTGCCAAGCAATAGTTGTGCACCATGCAGGCAGTTGACCAGTTTCTTGTAACTCTTTTCTTTCATCGCTTAATTCATCATAAATTGATTTTTCTTGCTTTACCATACAAATCTTGCCTCTTTCCAGTTGCGGTTGTAGTCACTACCAGTCGAACTAAAGAAATCATGTAGCGTAGTTGACTCTAAATCTTTGTAAAACCATTCGGCAATTGGATTCCATGATGGTTTAAAAATAGATTTATAACCTAATTGTTTTAAACACATGTCTAATCTAGATTCAGTGAAATTATTTAACTGAGTTTCTGTAACACCTTTAATATGACCTTTTTCAAAAGTTTTACCATTAATAAATCCATCATGTTCTCTAATTACTCGAGCAGTTTCCTCTAATTCAGAACGTAAATGCAATTCATCTTCTTCGCTAAATTGTCCATCAACTTTTGCTTCAGCTAATAACGTTCTAAATAACCAAGCACCGCCTTGCGAATGTAAAGATTCATCAATAGCGGAAAAGTTAATTCCAGCATTTACATTAATTGCTTTATTTTTACCATTTGAATTAAAATGTTTAATAAAAGCAAACTGACCAAATAAAACAGCGCCTTCAACCATAGAGAAAATTCCAACGGATTTTAATTTATCCATTAAAGTTTCTCTTTTCGATAAACGTTTACCGATCCATTTCATTCTATTAACTAAAACTTCATCATCTAGATATGATAAGTAAAATTCATCAGTATCTAAACCTAAAACTTGATTAATTTTATTATAAAAAGGAGCATGAACATTAGTTTCCATAAAAGCAAAGGCATCAGCCATTCTTTGAATATCAGGTCTCGGAAACACCTGAGCAACATAATTTTTCCAGTATTCATTAACTGAAATTTCATATTTGGTAAATAATTTTAAAGTAGAAGTCAATCCATAGAGTTCCGCTTCGTTAAAATTAGTTCTTATATCATGTAGGTCTTTTTCGACCTCAATTTCAAAATCAAACCACATAATTTCTTGCTGTTTTCTAGCAAATTCAATCGCCACTGGGTAATCAACAGTGTATGTTTCCTTTGGCGTCAGTAATCTAATAGCCATATTAGTCCTTTTCAATAAAAATTAAAATAGTTGCATCCCTGCAACTCATTATCCATATACTAATTATAAAGTTTTATTTTGTAAAATTTAACATTGGAACTGGTCCAGTCATATACTGAGGCAATTCACCATTCCATTTATCGATTTTATTTAGCTCAAGCACGCTTGGGTTATTTCTCAATGCAGCACCTTTAATTTCAATCGCCTCAGCTTCTGCTTTAGCAATAGCAATCTTAGATTCAGCTACACCTCGAGCTTCAGCAATAGTTTTATCTGCCTCAGCTTTTGATTGCGCTACTTCATTTTCTCGTTGTTGAGTTTTTTGTAATGCTTGAATTTTAGCATTAATAGACTCAACAATAGACTCGGGTAAACGCATATCACCAACCAAATAAATGCTTTCTATTTTAATACCAACTGAATCCATATCATGACGAACAAGAGTAGTTACATCATCAATTAAAGCACTTTTACCCTCACCATAAACAGATTCAATATCTCTAGATGAAGCAGCTTTGTTAAACGCATCTCGCACGCTATTGCGTAATACAACATGAGTAATTTCACTAACGCCTTTGCGATATTTCTGAAAAATATCAGTTACTTTATCTGGTTCGATATGATAACTAATACCAACATCAGTATTTACAGTTAAACCTTGTCTGGTTTGAAATGTAAACGAATCATCATTTGGACTACCTTCTGTTGAAGCTTTGGTCCAAACATGGTTTTGCGTAAATGTTGGGAATAAGAATAAGTCTTCATTAACACCGATCCAGTAACGCCCAACGCCTAATACTTGACTATCCACACCCTTGTCGCCGCCATTTAAAAATACCTTAATTCCAGTATAACCTGGAGGAACATTAGAACAAGCAACAAGGAATGGAATCACTAACAACCATAATAATTTTTTCATTTAACGTCTCTAAAAATATATTTTACAACAGATGGTACTGTTGCAGCAGTTAATACAATTAAAACAAAACCGGAAATTACTTCAATGTCATCTCTAGCCGAAACTAGATATGGGCAAACAATTCCGATAATCAAAAAATACAATATTAAAACAAAACCTGCTTCAATAATTGCTCTACCCATTACACGTCACCTTCTTGTCTAACTTCTGATTTAATAATATCAAAACCTTGCGGATATCTAGCGGATAACTTCTCGACGTTCATTACAATAGCATCTTCTAACGTAATATTTAATGCCTTACAAGCAACAACTGCATACCATAAAATATCACCTAATTCGCGTTTCAAGTGAAAGATATTATCTTCATCTAACGGTTTACCTTGAAATACAATTTTCTTAACAACTTCAGTAAATTCACCTGCCTCAGCAGTTAAACCAAAAGAAGCAGTTAATAATTCAGGAATTAAAATTCCTAATTTATTACCATCTAATTCACTTAACCTTGATTCCAAGATACCAAAAATTGACGATGGTTGTGAAATTGTTGATTGGACAAATGCTTCATAATCTTTTAATTCAACTTTACTCATAATTTCCTCTATTTAATATAATTGTGTTTACTTAATGATGCATGATAATTTACTCCATTAATCCAATATGGATCGTACGCTAAATTATCATTATGACATTTATTTTGTAATTGAACTTGTTTGAACTCTTGTTGTTCAATCATTTTTTGATCCAAATCAGATTTAAAATTTAAATCATAATAATATTGTTTTTGAACATTAATAGCTGTTATGTAATTCAAGCTGGAACTCATATTGGTGATCCTCTGCATTAAATTTATTTAATTTTTGCTCTACTCTATCGCGATACTGTATCCAGCCTCTAAAGTTACGATACCAATATGATGGATCTCCTGGAGTTGCTTGATGTTCAGCTGGACTAGCATGAATTGGAACCGAACCAACCAATCTATCGTGTAATATAATATCATTTGCTAAATTAGCAGCACTACCATCATGATTGCTGTAACTAACTCTAGCACAACGAGCTGTTGAAGCTTTTAATAAATCTTCTTCATCATAATATTTTCGTTCGTCATCAGTAATGTACGGTAAATGCCACTCAGCATGTTCTCTTTCAACAGATTCACTGGATTCAATAGCATCATAGATTGCTTTAGCTAGAGTTTGAATCTCAGGCTGAGCATCCGGATGAATTCTTAAATCAAAAAAGTTATCCCATTCTGTTGAAGTAACAATAACATTAATATATTGCCATGGCTCTAAAATTCTATTACCAATTTGTTTATGTAATCCAATTTTATCAAATCCATAAGCAAAAATACAAGCAACTTTAGCTGAAGTTTTCCAAATAAATTTAGCAGCAGATAATTTCCATCCAGTTAATTCTTCATTAGCTTGCATTCCGGAAACATTAGCTCCCCAGTAAACCGGCATAGCTGGGTCATTCCAAACTTGAGAAATAATTTTACTAATTGGAATTGCTCTAGAACTAGATGCAGATCTAGAAAATACTCGATGCGTTAATACTTCTTGATGAATAAATCGATGATACCGTAATTGAAGAGTACAGATTCTATTATCAAAATCATAAAATGAATCTGCAATCATTTTAACTTTAATACCATAATCATTTTTTATCATAGATTTATTTTCCTTTTTTCATGTTAGTCCTACCATATCTAAATCCAGGTAGCATAGATTCATATTTATTGTATTGTAAATTTTGTTTACCATCTGTAATCCAAACAAATATTCTACCACTAACCCATTTATCTGGACAAAAATCTAATCGTTTTTCTTCGTAAGTTAGCGGATTATGGAAATATTTTTTTCCTTTTATTTGCGTAACGCTTGATGTATCGGCATTTGGATTACCTTTTATCCAACCAGTAGGAATAGTGTGTTCAGCAGTAAATGCTTTAGTTTCAAAAGTTTCTGGATTATAGTAATATACTCGACCTTTATTTTTAGATGATATATTTACTTTAAAATCCGCATTCCAACCTTTAGTATAACTTTCTGGTATAATATCCCCGTCATTAAAAAATTCATATTTTCCAATAATTGTATTAAAATATTTTTTTCTTCCAGTTGTATATACTCTATTACGATTACGTTCAGAACAAGCTTCTGAATTTAACTTTTTAATATAATCATATATTCGAGAATTAATTTTATAATTTCTTTGTTGATTTCCATTAACATTCGTCATCATATGTAAAGCGAATTTAATCCCAGAATTATTTTCTACCATTTTAGTCAATAATAAATGACAAATAAAATGTTCCCTAGCAGTTAAATTCGCGATATTATCAATAGAATCATTTCCATTTAAACATTTCGGTATAATATGATGCTTTTCATAATATTGAGGTAAATCCCGGTGTTTTGAATTTGCAATAATAGCATAATAAAAATTTGTATATTTATTTTGTAAAAACATAATATCTCCAAAATAAATTATTTATTCATTCGGAGTTTTTCGTAAATTAGAATGAATCATTTTCCAAAAGTCTCCAAATATAAACTTTCCAATTCCGGTCTATCTTCTGGAATATATTTTACCTGATATTTATCCCATCTAAACCAAATGCCACTAACTCTCATGTATTCTAGACCGTCAATAAGGAATTTCGTGTTTCCATCTTCACTAGCATTAATTTTTTCTATTTTAGTTGTCATATTTTCTTCCAATTTAAGTATTCCAGTTCAGCTCGTAACCCAGAGAAGGTGTTATTACTTATTATAACTAATAATTCCTCCTGCGTCAAGCCATTTTTTATTGCATCATTAATATCCTTAACTCCAAATGATTCTGGTAATAAACAAACAGAGAACCCATTCTTAATAAACTTCCCGATATTTTTAACGATATTCGCGTTTCTAGGCTCGCAATCCGGAATGAGTATCAACTTACTCTTATCAAACACATTAGCTGCAGCAGCCAAATTTGAGTCTGCAGTTGCGATCGCGTTTGGTAGGAATAAAGAATCGAATGGACCCTCTACAACATAAATCGGTTTCATTGGATCAACTTTATCCAGCCCAAAAATCTTTTCTTGTTCCCTGTCAATCTTTACTGTTATATATCTCATGGAATAACTATCAAGAGCTCTTCCCTGAAATGCAACTAAATCACCAGATCGAGAATAAAATGGAATAATTACCCTTGGACCAGTTTGATCAAGCTTTTTATCAGAAACCGATTCGACAAAAGCCTTAAAATCATCAGTAAAAAATAGATATTTAAGATATTTTTCTGGTATTTTGCGATCTAAGATATACTTTTTAGCAATATGATCGTCGTCTAAATCAGCAATAGTAGGTAAATCTATTTTTTTATCTTGAATTTTAAATTTTGGAATTGCAGGTTTATCAATAGAATTAGTTTTCTTTCCAGTAAATTTTTCCTGGAAATTTTCCATGATATATTCTTGTTCTAGATGAGGATCTAGATAACCAAGCAAAGATCTAAGAGTTGTTCCTTTATCGCAATTAAAACACGTGTAGAAATAATTATCGTTTTTTGCATAAACGAATCCACGAGTTTTTGATTTCATTTTCTGAGAGTCGCCGCAATATGGGCAACGCATGGTATATAGGTTGGTATTCTTTTGTTTAAAAAGTTCCAACTTAGGTGATAACATTAAAATGTATTTTCTATCTATCCAAATACTCATTATAAAAAAGCCTGAAGTTTATATTCAGGCTTATTATACTACGAAAAGATAAAAAAGTAAAGCATTATTTTATTACAAATAATTTTTTGAGCATATCAATATTTGAAAATATCCATAAAACAACTACACCGCCGCCCCACAATAACCATTTGTATTGTAATAGGTCTACAGTTTTGGCTTCATTTTTATCAACTCTATCAGTTAAAGTTTTATTCATAGAATTAATTTCCTCTGTTAATAACTTCTCAATAGCATTAATTCTACTTGAAATATTTTTCTCAGAGTCTTCTAATATTTTATATAAATCTTCTAATTCATCTTTAGTATTAAGAAGGTTATATTCTATTTTCGTAGTTTTATCTAATACTGCTGCATGTTGAGTATCGATTTTATCAATTACGTCTTCGATTCTACTAAAAAGCCTATTAATAAATCCGACTTCTTGTTTTAAGACAGCAACCTCAACTTTTAATTCAGATAACGTTTCGACTTTTACATCATACAACGGTGAATTATCTGCCATTATCTGCCCACCTTTAGAGAAATATCTTCTATTTTTGATGTTTGTTCAAGTAATTTATCTAGTTTATGAGAATAATTTTCTAAAGATCGCAATAAGTTAAGCCTTTTTGCCATATTACTTTTTGATAATATTTCTTTATCGTTATAATTATTATAATGGATCATTGGGGTTGCCTCTTTGACAGTCATCATAACAAATACCAGTTATTTCAATTTTTGTAATTTATAAATTGTAGTATTGCATAATTCAACAGATTCGTCAATTATATTTTGCATAGAAGTATCATCAGTAATTAATCCTCTATTTTTAGAAATCCAATCCCTAAATTCTATAATAGCATCAACTGCGATTTTCATTTCAGCAGCAATTGGAGGTAAACTAATAAATTTACCATATAATCCAATATAAGCTTCACAAAATTTATCTACAGTTTCAACAATTTCTTCATAAAAAGTTGTTAGAGCAGAATGTTCTGAAAAAGAATCTGTACTCAGATGAGCAAAATGAGTAGTTGTAGCTAGAGCTCTACAGCGAGCAAAAAATTCAGAAGCAATTGCATTGGAAATTCCTTCTTTTGAACTTGGATCTTGAGCTTCTTCAGGCGGATATCCAGGTTTTGTAGCTTCAAATAAAGCTTGTTCTATTTCTTTTTGATTAGCTTTACGTGTTCTATTAAAACCACAATCTTCAATAATAGAAGTTAATTTATTTTTATATTTATTATCCATTTTATCCTGCCCTTGTTATTGGAGTTCCAGTCATAACTGGAGATTGTTTTTTTCTTGGCACTCTTACTCCAGGATCTTTAAGTCCTGCTATACCATTTGTAGTATTAGTTGGAGCGGTACTAACCGCAGCAGGAGCACCTTCTCCATCTTCTTCTAAAAATTGTTTAAATGTTTTCATAATTCTCTTAATATTTTTGCGATTTCCATATCTAAAGGAATATCAGAGGAAATTAATTTAGTTCCATCATACAAAATTTCTGTAGGCATTCTATTTAGATAAACTAAAAACGTTTTTAATGCACTATAGCAATTATCATCTAATTTAAAAAACAACATTTTATTTACAGCTATAGTTGGTTCAAAAACGTTATATAATAATATTAAATGATTTAAAATTAACCGTTCAGCTAATTCGCCGGATTTTTTATATTTCTTTAACAATCGTTTAATGTAAATTATTCTTTTTAAATCGGAATTAAATTCAGTCATAGAATAATGCACAGAATAATAATGTTTTGCAGCAAATAATAAAAAATTATCTTCAGTCAAGTCATCCATAATTATAATATTATTTTTAATTTTGGTTAAGGTAATTATTTGGAGTATTAGCCTGTTCTAAGTCAGTATTACTTACTTTAGCATTTTTATCTGGATAACCGTAAAAAGTAACTTTTGCTTTTTTTCCAACACTATCTTTCTTAGCATCTTTAATAGTTTCAATTAATGTTTTTTTAGTATCAGCATTAACGCTTTCTACATTATGCGCTTTTAATTGAAGCCATGCTTTAAATGCAGGAGAGTTTTTAATTCTTTCACGAAGCCTAGATCCAGCAACCCCGCGTAATTTATATGGATCTAATTTTAGATGTCTATAATATGTAACAACTTGATCGTAATTACTAATTTCGTCGATTTGTTCAAATTCTTCTGTTACTTCAATATCCTGTAAAGAATTCTCTAATCTAAGCTCTTTTATGGCTTTAAAATCCATTTAACTTCTCCTATTATTTATTGTTGTTTTTAATTGGGTGAAATTTAGCCGGTGGGTTAAATTTCGGCGTATGTTTTACAACAAAAGAATCTTGTTTTTGTCCAATAATATGCGGATCATGCATAGCAGGATTACTTTGATGTTGCGGATGATTTGGAATATGTGGAACAGGAGCATGCGGAACAGGATGACTTGGCGGAACTACATGAGGTTCAGTATGAGTCAAATGTTGCGTGTTAACAGGAGATTTTGAATGAACTGCGCGTTCCGGAGGTTTATATTCATGATGAAATTTATTTTGATAATTTTTTTCATGTTCCCTATTCATAGTATTCATTAAAATAGTATCTGCTTTAATTTCGCTATCAGATTTAGTTACCTTTTTTTCGCGATTATTAAATTTATTTGTTAACTGGAGAATTTTAGGGTTTGTATATCTTGAATGCAAATGAATACCAGCTTTAGCAAAACGAGCAGTTTCTGGATTTTTATATTGTCTAACAGAAGTATCTGTATCTTCAGTTATTTCACAAAATTCTTCATGATATTTCATTACTAATCTATCTTTGAATGATAATGAAAATGGCGAATTTTTTCCTGATGAATGTGCAACTAGCTGCGGGGTTGATGTATCAGAATAATCTGGAGTAATTACACTAGGTTTTGCTTCTTTTCCATGAAAATGTTTCGATGGATGAGTAGATGAAAATGCCCCTTTTAATGAAGTAAACCTACTTGAACTATGTTTATTTTTCGATGGCATTTGGGATTACCTTTCTGAAATTTATTTTTTTAATTTTATTCAACACTTTTCTGGTATTTTCTTTATCTTGATCAGATTGCATACTAGCTGTTGAAGACGCGGTACTTTGCATAGGACCGGTAGCTATAGGGGAAATATCATAATTAGGTGATTCAACTGATTCAGCAACTCCATTATAAACAGACCATGTTCCTGGAGTCATACTTCTAGTATCAGAAGAATCAGCAGGAAGTTTTAATGGAACAATTTTATTAACCTTTTTCTTCAAATTAATTTTTACAATTTCTTCTAAACGTAAATCTGATTTAAATGTTAAATCTTCTAAAATATCATAAATAAATTCTCT